ATACTTGGCCATCATTTCACCACTAGCAAATATAGAATCGAGATCGTCATCACTACGGATAAGAACGCAACTGCTAAACTGTTTAGTCGGAGTACCAAGCCCAGCAAGTACAGGAGTAGCGAGAGTGAAAAGACCATCACTAGCAGCATTGTAGTATTCTTTGATGTAGCGCATACGAGCCGAATTAGGCTCTTCTTTGTGGAACACAGTAGCGGCGGCGACCATATATCTGATCTGTGGTGTTTCATAAATTTCCTTAGTGCTACGATTCTTGACAAGATATTTTTCAATTAGTTGTTCGATAGCGGCATAACTATACTGTTCATCTTTTTCATGATCCAGCATGGCATTCATCTTGTCCCAATCTTCTGCTGTATACCACTGTAGAAGCTCAGGTGTGTATAATCCCACGCTGACATTCTTTAACACAATGTCATAAAGGTGCGGAGGCTTGTATGAACCGTATACGTCTTTACGCAACATACTAATGCGCTGTTTGCCTGCTACGAATTGATAGTTAATATTGCCAATGTCTGGATTTGCTTCAACGTCAATAAGGTTGACAATGGCACGTAATGTAATCTCATCAATTTCGCGAGTAGTAATACCATCATAAAAATGTGGTTGTGCTTTGATCTCAATCATTGATTGGCTAACATCAGCTATGCCTTTACAAATTTTAGCTACTTGCGCTTGCCATTTTTCTATGTGTAGTTCTTCGTAATCTCCGCTTCGCTTTAAAACCGTAATGGGCTTGTTGGATGTTATCATGTATGTAATTTCCTTTTCTCTTCTTGTACTGCTTTTAATTCTTAGTAGTCTATTTAACTTCTGTTACAGGTTATTTTATTATATTTTAATGTGATTGAGTTCACTTTTGGTAACTTTATTCAAGACCTCAAAGTTACATTCTTCCATGGGCAACACGTGGCCTAGTGTATAATTTAGCACAGTATTCTGATCAATAACTACTACTAAATGAACATCTTTTTCACTAAAATTATTCACTAACCAAAGCTCAGTGTTAAGTTGGGGACTACACATCCATAATGTATATGCTTGTCCTAATGCAATAGCACTGCGACAGAACTCGCCTTTATTAATCATATCCCATGGAGTGGGCCAGGTATCGGGTTTATATGGATCTATAGTCTTACGTACCCACGGTGTGAATGTCCACCATTGATCCACTGCCTCGATAATTTCTTCGGGCTGCTTATCTGCTAGCGTGGTTCGTAGTTCTCTCCATGCTAAAATCTTTTCCGTTGTTGTTCCGTACCAGACAGTTAAATCGTGATGCACTTTATTCCTGCTTTAAAATGTTATTTATAAAATTGATCAACTCGCTTGGTCCACTCTATACTATAATGATCGAACTCATTGCCTTCAATAACAAAGCTTTGTAACTTTGCGTCGCGGTCAATGATATTAATAGCACATGTTCTAATATCAGTGCCATGTACTTCATTGTGCGCTAATGCGTATGCACAACATTGTAGGAAATAGTCTTCAATCCATTCTTTCTTCTTAGGCTTGGTACTTGTCTTATGATCGATAATAGCAGGCTTACCTCGCCATACACCGATCATATCACTAGTGCCTGCATAAAGGCCCGGGTAATAAAGACTAGATTCGATTCCCCATACTTCGTCTACGTTAGGAAAGGCTTCGTTAATCATAGTATCGGCCATGGAGCGAGCCATAGTCTGAACCAAATTATTACCTTCTGGTCTCGGTTTGCCGATAACGTAATTTTCCAAATGCAAGTGCATTAGTGTACCTAAACCGGATGCTTCTTTACTAATCCGATTAGCCTCGGAGTCACCTACACGTTTACGCCATTCAATTAGAAATGTTTTGTCTTTGGTACTGTCGAGGATTGTTGTAACACTGGCAACTTTGCCTGCCGGTGTGTCGTAAAGTCGAGAGCCATTGGATTCTACTCGCTTTAATGTTTGATATTGATATTTTGGATTGAATAGCATAGAGTGTTATTTTACACTCTTATTACAGTTGTGTCTATGGTAGTATTACCAACTAATAACCCATTTGAATGTGTTACCAGTCAATGAGTTAGTTCTGCGTTCTATAGAGTATCCCAAATCAGTGAAGTAAGTTATAACTTGACTCATTTGTAAAAATTTGGCTCTGTCATCGATGCTACCTTGCCATGTATTAAAATACTGGATGGCTGTTAAAGATCCTGGGCTAACAGTTGCTGTCATTGCTGTACCAGTTACAGTAGCGTCATATAATCCAGAATCGATTGCAGATAAAATTGCATCTTCAATGTCTCTAACTTCATTGAAAATTAATGAATCATTTTGTGATTTGGCACGGGCCTGTGTTGCTGTTAACATTATGTTTTTCATTTTAGGTTATCCAATGCTTGTTGTAACGCTGTATTTTTCATTTTGTTAACATTTTGATCTTGTTTCGATGTCATTGCTTTGACAGGACCTGTAGATAAAACAATACTGTCTACATTTGCTGTTGTTATAATATTTTTTAAATCTTTTCTATGTCTACGTAATACATCTATCATTAACTCTGGGGTGATTTCATCTCTGTGGTCTAAATCGTTTAACAATTGAGTCATAGGAATATCAGTTGCACCTTCGGCTTTGGCGCGAAGCAGAATGGGCTTAATCAAGCCCAATAATTCTGCATCACTGTCAACAAATTCAAATAGTCTCATTACTTTAGATCACGGCCTGTTGGTAAATCTTCTTCGCCCGAAGCTGCGTCTGCTGTGCCAAATTCGTCACCGGCTAATGCGTCCAATGCTCCGCCAGTCTGGTCCAGATCAGCGCCGCCCGTTGCGTCACCGGGCATTGCAGGAGCTTCGCCTTTAAGTACACCAACTGCGTTGCTTAGTTCGTCTTTAGCAGCCTTAACTGCGTCTAACAACGTAGAAAATACTTGATCTGCACTAGCGCCAAATGCTTGACCTTGTTCTTGACCAAAAGTAGTTTTCATTTTCTCTTCCAATGGCATTAGATCATCCGTTTGCATTTGTGCAACGTCTTCAGCCATCTTCTGTAGTTCTTCTACCATGTTTTGTGCAACAAGGATCAGTTCAGCTTGAGCCAAATCTTCGCCGCTTTGTTCGTTCATTTTACGAACTGTACGCATAGGAGCAATCTCTTTAAGAATGTGCTTTAATGCTTCAATGATCATTGTGTTCTTTACATAACGATCTGTATTTTGATAGTTTCTTGTTGTGCTGGCCATATGATGGTTTTCAGTGACCAACTTATTAATCAAAGTTTGTACTTGTACAACATCGCCGCGAGCTTGCAACTTAAGGCCATAGTGGCTGTTTAAAAAACTTTCAATAACACGCTGTTTACGCTGTGCTGGATTAAAAATTTCTGAAGTGTTCATGGTTAAGGTATCCTTTTGTTTATTTATCAATATATTTTAGATAATCGGGTTTTAATTTCATCCAGTTTATAATAACTGTCTTGAATTCTAGCCGAGTATAGTTCTAACTTGTCCATATCTTTGGTACTGGATTTTTTAGCATAAAACCTTATGTTTTCCATACACCTGTAATATTCCTGGTCGACTCCGTAGATTAACTGTTCTTTTGGACAAGGATAAGCTGTTTGCTTGTGCATATGATATATCATGTACATTGCACTAGTGAATAATGATATCATCGAATAAACAGTTTCGTTAGTTCTCAGATCGATGATTTCGTAATTATGTTTCTCTACTGGGACTAGTTTCCATCTTTTATAAAATATCAAACTATCACCCATGTCTTCTACTGTAGCAAGCATTCCTAATATATTTTTTGGTATACTAGAATCCAACATACTACCAACTTTCTTTTGCAAACGAGTAATGTCTATATTACTTGTTGAATAGTTTGTAGCTGACCGTTTCTGTTTCTTCATTGTAAATTCTATCTATTAAACCTTGACTGGACATTTGCTCTGCCAATCTATGCTGTCTTTCATCCAGTTCTGTTCTGGGGATTTCTTTGTGTTGTTTGAGCAACGTGAATACTTCCCTTTGCTCATTGGTTACCATATACTTAAGACCAGATATCAATTCACCTATTTTCATTAGCGTCTCCAGGAAGTATCGGCGACTGGACTGGCAGATCCAATGTCGTCACGCTCTTTGCTTTTCTTACTGAGTGCTACGCTTTTAACACCCATTAGTTTGTCAGCTGCCTGTATAATTTTGATCTCTTCGTCCGAATATGCCAGTATACCTAGATTTTCTGCCCATGGACTTTCTTGTTCAAAGCTTTTATCTTGAGCAGCAGAAGCTGCCGCTAATGCCATACCATATCGCATTTGCATGTAAGTATCTGTATTTCTTAGTTGTGGTTCAATCCTAGCATTTGGAATTGATTGATCTATTTCTCGCCTAACTTTGCCAAATTCTTTCATGTGACCAACAAAGCCATGATAGCTTTCTGCTATAAGATCAACTACTTTCATCTCTTCATCCTTTGTAAAAGATTTTGTATTTGTCTTACTTCTGGTCTATTCTTAGTCTGTGGATCTTGTAGTGCTGTATCCAATTTTGCGCCTTCGCTGTCGTCATCTTGCGGGCCATTTGGATTTGTATTGGGCCTAGCTATTGTTGGAGCAGATCCCACGGGCTTGATTGGTTTAAAGCTACTACCAGGACCCGGTTTAGCATTACTGTATTCTTTGGCTACGTTAAATCGGTCGTCATATTTTGCTAGTATGTTTCTTGCGCCATCGACGTCATCTTCGCCTACTTTTGTAATTAAGTCTAGAACTTCGGTAAACTTTAATTCACGACCAACTTGTGCGATGTCAGCATCACTCATGTCACCGCTAGGATCCACGAATCGTATAACATCTTTTAAACTGCGATCATCTGCCATATATGTTTACCTTTTATTTGTTGCTTTATTCATTGTCTTTAATCGTTTACTTAGCGGATTAAATGCTTTTGTTCTCTTGCTTTTTCTAACTATCTTTGTGTTGAAGCGTTTTCTGATACGCTTCATCATAAATCTCTTCTTAACATCAATAGCTTTACTACATGCACCGATATTAGCCACTGTCCTGCCTTTTTTCTTACCGCTGGTGCAACGAATCATGCGCTTTAATTTCTTGCCGCGCTTGGCCCATACTCTCTTAGCCTCTGTTAAAGGTTCTTCTGTGTCTTCGACAATGACTTCAAATTCATTCATATTATTTTGCTAAAACTCTAATAATATCAGTACCATGAGCACTGATCCACCCAACTGCAACTAAAACGCCTGCCACTGTAAATGTCCAGCGATCTTTTAATTTTTCCATAGTGGCGATTTTTTTAGCTAGTTCGGCATGCTGAGTGCAACTGGCACTGTACATTTCATCTAACTTTGCTTTTAAATCGTCCCTGGTTTTGTCAAGACAATCGTGCATTTCTTTTACATCGACTTTCAATTCGTCCATCTTGCTATCAAGATTTTCTACTTTAGTCTCAACTATTCCCAGTCGTTCTGCTACTGCTTTCACCATTTAACACTAACTCCTTGTAAATGTGTTTATCTCACTCTGCGTTATTATTTTTTGTGCCTAAGTTATGTGCCAATGGATTGGTGCCAAAATGTTGCTAATATTTATCTAAATTATAGATTGTCGTTGCGAACGAAATATATGTTTGTCTGTGCCGAATCGTTGGTTTCGAATACATTTGAATCAAATGTAGCAGTTTCATCCAAATCATCATATACTGGCAAGCCATCTACATCCCTTACCAATGTATTAACAGTGATACTGCCAACTCTTTCACTGGCAAAACGCAATACCCACATATTATGTGTGCCAGTAAAGTCGCTGCCAAATTCAAAGTCATCCATATCTGCCGCTATTAATTTTTCCACGCTGGTTAATATAGGTTGACTACCTAAACTAATAGCTTGTAGTAATGCATTTAAATTCTGTGCTTGTTCGTAGGGCTGCCCTGCGGTAGGATCGTAAATTCCTGAATCTGATATATCTACTAGAGTATAACAAGTAAAGTACTCTATGTTACCTCCGATATATTCGCCTGTTCTTGCTGTTGCTTGCATATTAAACTTCCTTTTAACTATTTACCTTATAAAACAAAAGTAGGAGCCAAATGAAAGCCGCTCGATGAGCGGCTTTCTATCCTGTAAACTTTTAGGATTAAACTGCGCTAGCAGATACTGTGAAACCAGCACCAGCTTCAACGACTGTACCAGAAACGTCTTTGCTATCGCTACCAACGTCTGTACCTAAAGCACGAATTGCGGCTTGTAGGCTAGCAACTGTGTGAGCGGCGTGACCGTCAACGATAACGTGGATAACACCTGTGTTAGCGTTTGCTGTATCATAAGCAATGATGCCTGTTGGCAAAGCAAAGAAGATAGCTTCCAATGCTTGACCTGTACCGTCACTGCTACGTAGATCAACTGCGGCTGCAGAATCATCTCTTACAGTGATTCTGAAAAATGCCAAGCTTTGACCTGGATTATAGATACCACCGTCTGTAGTACCAACTGAACCGTTTACTCTTGCTGTCATAATAGACTCCTTTAATTGTTCGAAACACTAAGTTTCTTGTATTTATTTATCTTCTTTTAGCGTTTACCTAGCTTGTATCCCGCATAAAATCCCGCTGCTGGCATTAAATCGCTGGCTATTTTTGACCATGATGGACCGTGTTTATCGTGCTTGTCATGGCGGTCTGCGCCTTTGGAGCTGCTGCCAGTGTATCCTAAATTAGATAATTCGGCATCAATACCACCACGCATTTCATAACCCTTGCCCTTGGCCAAGTCACTTAAGAACACTGACATTTCACTGCGCTTGGCAAATTTTTTATAATACTGTAGCATTTTTGTTGTGGCTAGTTCACGTTGCATGGTATTAAGTCCAGGCCAATCTTGGACTAATCTACGAATACTTCTTAATTTACTGTCAGTAATGTTTAACTGTTTTTCCAAACGTAAAAATAATGTTGCGGCATCGTCTTTTGTTATTGTACCGTCTGCTAGCATATCTAAATAGCGTTTTACTGTGGGAAGATTTACTTTTAATTTTCCTCGCAATATCGCATCGGCATCTGCGTTCTGTGCAATTTTAGAACTGAATATACTAGTTGGATCACTTAATATGTTCATACTAACATATAAGTCTGTGCCACTTAATCTAGCTTTGGCAAAGTTTCTATAACTTATTGTAGAATCCGCGTATTTGGCTGCTATTGGTGCTGTTTCATATTCATTATGTAATATAAACAAAGATAGCAAATCTAAAAATGCAAAATCTGCAACGTTTCTTAGATTTAATCCACGGGCGCCGCTAGCTCTATATTGGCGGCTTTCTACCATTAAATCCCATGCTTGTAAATCTTCAAATTGTTCCATGTTTTGATTCTTTTATTTGTTTAATGCCTCTGCGAAACTTGCTTTCATCCCCTGTCTTTAGACTATTAAATAGCCTTTTAAGCAAATCATCGCTTTGGTCTTTATTGAAATTCTCTTGTATGTATTCAACAAGGTATTTGGTGCTGGCAATGACATTGATGGCTTTATTTTCCACAAAGCTTTCCTTATCACGCTGCGGCACGATATTTGTAATTTCTTCTAATATTGATTTAGTTTGCTTACGCACAATTAATTCCTTATCAAATATTTATCTAAGATAAATAATCTTAAGAGGGAATTAATATGACATTTTCAAGCACTAATTTTGACATGAGTTCAGTATTGAACAAACTAAGAGCTATCGAAGAAGATATCGGCGATACAGTACGTCACGATCCAGAAATGGATGCCAGCGGCAAAGAGATCGACCAAAATAGTTTTTCACGCACTATGATGCGTTTGGCTGCTATCAAAGACGCAGTAGGCGAAGAACATTACAATGATTTGCGAACAGGTGTTCGATCAATGTATATGAATCATCGTCCAAATTTAAAGCAAATGACTGCTTTAATGGATTTACTAGAAACAATATTGAGTTATGTAGCCGAGGATACTACACTATTCCAGCGTTTAAAAAGTGATTTGAACAAGGATGCACAAGCCCAAGATCAAGCCGATGCCGGCGGCGAAGCATTTCCAAGCGGCGCTGCTCCACAAACAACAAAGGCTCCTGAAGTAGGAGCCCCTGGTACTGCATCACCTGTAGCTGGTATGCGTGATATGAAAACTAATTAACTCTTTTTAAGAATACTAGCTAACTTACTACTTGAGTCCATAGTCCTAATAGGGATTTTGGGCTCATTCTTTTTGTCAGTTGAGTTTGCCCATGGTGCTTTAGTTACATCCAATGGTCCAGATTCCCCACCTGAATTACCAGTACTTGGAGTCTCTGCTTTGCGCCTCAATTGATTAAACATTACATCGGTTGTAGTAGGAACTTCTGGACTATCTTCATCCAAATCAGTGATACGCAAACTAGTAGTATTGAAATCTAATTCTATCTTTGTACCTACAGCACTACTCGAACGTGTCTTCATGAATTGTAATTGTACTCTTCCTCGCTCGCGCATTGTAATGCTGTTAAAAATACCAATAACGTTATCAGCAGTTTGAATCTTACTTAAACCACCACTAATGTGACTGTGATCAAATTCAACACTTTCAACAGCACCTCGATTCAACTGACTGGCTGTGCAGAACAAATAGCCACCTTGCACTGCCATTGCCCTAAGTTCTTCTGATACATACTTGTCTTTGATAAATGTATTCTCTGCTGAGATCTTAACAGATACAGGTGTCATCAAATCCAAGTAGTCAACTACAACAAAGTCAATCTTATTATTGTGCTGGATTTGGAATTCTTTAATCCAAGACTTCAAATCGTTAACAGTAATACCCGCAGTAAGTTGTACAATCTGCAACTTACCAGCTTTCTTACCTTTCATCCTAATCTGCAAATCAACGTCATCGATATTTTTATAAATCTCTTTAGTTGCAATTCCCATAAGCATAGCGTCCATACGCATACTACATAGTCCTTCACTAAGTTCCAGACTAAAGTAAACGCCATTGAGTCCTTGCAAACTCCAATTCAATGCCAAGTTTTGTAAGAACAAACTCTTACCTGCGCCAGAACCTCCTGCAAAGATATTAAGTTCGCCTCTGTTAAAACCGCCATATAGTTTTTCGTCAATGGTCTTCCAACCAGTACTAGTGCCACCGTTTTGATTCTTCAGCAACATTAATCGACCCATTGGGTCTGCATAATAGTCTGTACCAAAGCTCTTGGGCAAGCCAATATTGCTAGCGTCTTTAATTAGTTTTTCAACTTCGCCATAACGTTGTTTGTCCAGCAAGTCAGCACTTTTAAGAATAGCCTTCTCTAATGCTTTATGTCTAGCAAACTGTTCAAACTCCGTTAAGAACCATTCTTTATGACTGGCAGCTTCTCCAGGAATAACTCTGAGTTCTGTATCAGTTACTGCTTTAATTTGATCTACTGTGGGACAATCGCTGTACTTACTGGCATACTCTTTAATAAACTCTGCTGTTGCCTGCAAACTTCTAGTAAAGTAACTGCCTTCTAAAACGTTTTGGCAACGACTCAGTAGTTCTTTATCACTGACTAAAAACTCTAAAAATAACTTTTGCAAGTCTGCACTGTATTCTTTTACTTCATTACTCATTGACAATATTTCTTTCCCATTAATCTAATTTTTGTTGGACTGTGTTCTGCTGCCTGCAATATGCTATACACTGTAAATAGTCTACCGTATTTCATCACAGCGTCACCGGCGTCTTTACAACCTTCCCACTCAGGAAAGCTAACACTCCATCCATAGTCTGCGGCTTTTTCTACTAATTCCCTGCCTGGCTTGTCAGCGTCTGGTAATAGTATAGGTTCTATATTTAAGTCTTCTATCAGTTGCGCCTGGCGGTCGCTTAAATTATTACTGCCCAAAGATACTCCCCTAGTCAGCAGTGCATCAAATTCACCTTCTGTAACAATTACATACTCTTGCTTATCTGTTTGATGATCTAGACCATATACATAGTTAGCAGGACTCTTTTTAAAATACTTTGCCAGCTTCTCGGGCACTTGCCCTACATACCTACTTTGGAACCCTACAATTTTATTTTGATAAGTGAAGGGCAATATAACCCTGTTATTCAACCCGGCATATCCGTCATCTGTTTCTAACCATGTTGCTAGATCATAAATTTGCCTGTCTTGCAAATATGCAATTTTATTAGGATCTTCTAGTTGCTTAACATTAAAATCAAAGTTAAATTCTGGCCAATCCGGAGTCCATACAGGATCGGGTTCTCGTTTGACTAAGCTTTCTACATCTGCTTGGCTTAATAATTCTAATGCAAGTCTTTGAACTTCGGCTTCATCGAAGCCAAGTTGTCGCATCAACTTACGCATTCTGAAGCCTAATGTCCAGCCCGGGCTCCAACCTGTTTTGTATTGACAATTAAAGCATTGGTATGCGACGCTGCCGTCAGGACTAAACAAGACTCCGCCGCGGCGCTTTGTATCTGGACGAGCTTGTCCGTTGACAACACACATAGGACAATTGAAACTAACCCAGCCTTTTGGGCTAGCATGTCCGTGTATTCTGCTTCTAAGTAAAGTTTGTAAGGCCATCATGACCCTACAATTTTAACTTCTATATAGTACTTTGTCAACTGTTCCTGTGTTCGTATTTGAAGGAGTGTATACTATCTTCACCCAACGAGCGTCTGCTATAAAGTTCCAACCTTGAATATCAGTTGCTCCGTCGAATTCGATTTGGAATTTATCATTGACGAATCTAACTGGGAAATAATTTCCGCCACTGTCGTATTCCAAACTAACAAGTGCTTCAATGATGCCAGTATAGTTAGTAACGCCAATTTGAATGGTATGCAATGTGCTACTGTCATTCTTTTGTAAATTACTAGCGATAGGTTGGCTGACCCAACTGCTGCCTAATTGTGTAAATGTTAGACCAACACTTGGTAGGTATTTTGGATAAGCCCCATCACTTACTTCAAGTTCCATAGTAACTCTACGATTATGGTCAGTGTACAAACTCTTAGCGCGGCCGTCCGCTTCATAGACTACAGCACTTAATTGATATATGCCTGGATCTAAATCAACCAAGTCACTGCTGAATACTGTAAATTCACAAAATCCAGATTCTGGTTCTACTGCCATTGCCCTGCGTTGCACTACAAGTTCTCCTGTTCTAACTTGCATGATGTTGACCATAATATCTTTGCCCAGTAAATTTACTGGCTTTCGGTCTTGATTTTTAACATCAAATCCTAAGGTACTATCTACACCTTTATAGATTGTTTTTCGTGTGGTATTGAATGGCATGTTTTGTGTCCTGCTATGTCCTTCTGCATATATCAATATACTGCGTTGCGGATAGCTTAATAATGTGAATGTGTCGCTCATAGCTATATTTATTTAAATTTAATTGAAATGAATTCGGTGCTAAATATTACCGATGGCAGACCATAAAGAAATATTAGAAAAGTTCCCCTTCTTAAGTCTATGCATGGCTGGGGAAGAAGAAATTTTAGGAATTATACAAAACTATACCAGTACTCTGGCCAGCGTATATGTCTATAATGTGCTTACTTGCACCGAAGACAAACAGGAATTCTTAGAAATGGGCGAAGAATGGTGGTGGCAAAGTAATCGTAGCTTGCCCATAAATTTAGTCATAGGGCCAAAGTTTAAAAAGTTTAGTTATAGCTTACGAACGTACAATGTCAAAGATTTTGAAATACTGCATGGCGAAGCAGTTAGTTTACAAAATATTATAACAAAAAGAATTAAAAGGCGCCAAATTCAACTAGTTCAAAAGCTGTAACTTAGCTTGTTCATTTGCAATATAATTGCCATAGCGTACCCAATAGCGTGACTGTGCTTAAAGCTATAAGTATCATCAGTCTTAGTCCATACTTCTCGCTCAATCTCACTCCAACTTTGTCCTATTAAATGTTTCTTTCCAGGACGAATACAGGCCAAAACCATGGCTAGTTGTTCTACACTTCTGGGTTTCATTCGTATAACAGTGTCAGCATGATTGTGAATATGAAACAGTTGTTCTATAACTTCTTTATGTTCCAATAACTCCCACATTGGTTCTTTGGCCAATAAACTATCAATCTGCTCGTTGCTGTCAAAGTCATTATAGATACCAACATTAAGCAAGTCAATTTTAAACCAGCCCATTTCTTCGGCACTTTTATAATCTATAGTGGCCAAACCAGTAAACGGATTTACAGGTGCGTTATGAAAGTACACGCCTGTATTGTGTTTCTTTTCTTTTTGACCATCTTTAATCATTGCCGGAGTATAGTCAAGCAATTTTAATATCTGTTCCCTGTCAGCAAAGTCAATGTCAACGTCTGTGCTCAATGTAAATTCCTCGATGTAAATGTATAGACTTTGTCTTTCTTTTCTAGAATAGATTCAACTACACTAGTATAGTCTTCTTCACTTAACGTACTTCTATATAGACTCATTGACTGCGCCATCATGACTCCTGCTATTACCAAAGGATCGTGATCTGCAATTAACTTATCAATCATAATTAAAGTTTCTTTATAAACTTCGAGTACTTGCTCTTCTTTATCTTTCATTCTTGGACCTTGCTACTCTAGATGCAGTAGCAGCCTTATTATCAGTGACAGCTAATCGTTGTTCTAGAACAGCAACTTTTTTAAGTAAACGTTGAAATGCTTCTGCTGTGGGCATACTTACACGCTCGCCATCTATGGTAAACTCTGCCATGCCGTTGAGCATTTGAAAACTAGCCTTAGTAGATTGTTGGCTTTGTAAGAGTCTAGGAACTCTTCTCTTTTCACTGTACTGGTTCATTGTATCCTCGCTTCGTTAAAAACTTGTTGCACCCAATCAGCATCCTGCTGTTGTCTCTTAACTTTGACACGCCAACTCTGGGGTTCGATATATTCGATTAGTTGCTGTATCTGACCGGGTTCAAATCTATCAATAAGTCTACTGCCTTGATCTGTGGCAAATGTACACCAAGGACTAATACGTCCCATTCTAATGTCTTGTACTGCTTCTGGCGTGCTAACTCGTTGAAAATAATCTTCCCATTCAAAGCCTGTCTTTTCTGCCCATGCTTTCATATTTAACACACTTCGCTCAATTGCTCGTTCTACAGTTTCTTTTTTGGTTCTATCTTTAACATAAGTTTCATAGACAACTGCCTTACACCAGTCATCTATTTTAACGCTATTCTTTAATATAAACTTGACAAACTCTTCGGGTTTGTCCAAATTCAAATCAATGATATGCTTGGCTAACTTCATAAAAGACATGTAGTATCTGTCGTGGATGAAGTCATCGTAGGGCTTGTCATGCTTAACGTTGGCAATCATTGTCTTTCTATAGATTAACCAACTTTGATATGCAATGCGATTTTGCTTGTCATCTTTGGCATTCATCCTACGCTTTTTCTCGCACATATGCGATATCAGCGTACTTTCCCTAGCAAAATCTTTATTACAAAATTTACACTTATAAGTCATTTGCACCAGCGATAACATCTTTGTCTTTAACTTGATATTGTTCCAACATGTCTTTGGCTTGTTCTTTTGTAAACATGTTGAACCATACTTCTACTTCTTGCTCGTTAAGATGCGGATATTGTTCATGTAGCCACAATTTAAATGCATTACCTTTTTTCTTTTTACCTTTACCAGGAGCAACATATGGATGCTTCATTGATTTGCCAACACCAACCATGCTCATTAATTTCCACATTAGCTCTGGATGATCCTTAATGGTACTGTAATCTGTGTTAACTAACTCGTTGGTCATTATAAGATAATGCTCAATCATTTCAGGCGTGGCACTTTCTGCACTACTTAAATAGCGTTGGATAAGCCAAGGACTAAATCCTTTCTTTTCCTCATCGCTGAGTTGCTCGTAAAAATCTTTGTTCCTAGTATCTGCCGCGGGCAATACTCGCTTGAACATATCTAACATTGGTGCTTTAGTTGCCATACTATATTATACACTCTTTAATACATCTTTTCAATGGCTAAAACTTCCGGAAGTTTATTTGTTTCCTTGACAAAATAAGCACATTGAGGTTTATCGCTGTTGTCTAATGGCACTGCTAGAATGTGTCCATGTTTAAGTTTTGGGGTATACCACCGAATATCTTGAAACACATTGATAATTTCCAATGGCTGGAAGTCTAATCTAAAACTACTAATGGGATTAAAAGTAAATGCACTAAAGCCTCTGTCATTGATATTCATAATAGGAACAATCTCAGGGTCTCCGTGATCCTTTTCACCTATGACTACATACCAATCCAAAGGCACTTGAATAACATGCTCGCCAATCTTTAGTACTGCGGCAGGCGCATGGAATGTTTCCATAAAGATCAAAGGCACAAAATGATAATCTACGTTCTTAGGATCATTCCAATCAAGAACTGCATATCGTAAATCATCTACCTCTTCCGGCAAAGAATTCAATTCAAATGCTTTATTGTCTACTGTTAATATATTCATTAGTATTTTACCTTTTGTACTTGATACGGATAGCCTGCATCATCATAGTATTTCTTTCGTGTAGTAAGATGTCGTTTACTAAACTTTGCGCTACTTGTCACGTCCCAAATCTCCACGTGATCTTTGTCTTCTGCTTTTCTTATGCCACGTCCAATACTTTGAATAACGCGGACAAAGCTTTTCCCGGGTTCCAAAAGAACCAGATTAAAAATCCTAGGGATATTAATGCCCACAGCGGCAACACCATAGGTAGCCACAATGATCTTATTAGTAGCTGTTTTAACTTCGTCATACTGCTCTTTTCTATCTGTTGTTTTCATTGCACCACTGACAAAAATACTGTCAGGTAAACGCTCTACTAACATTTCGCCGCTTTTAACTCGATCAACTAAGACTAACGTATTTCCCGATTCTGAAAGTTTACTAACAAACTCAGCAATGAAGTCTACACGTTTAACGTTGGTAGTCAGGTATGTTAGTTCTTCTTGATATGTATTATATGATACTGTGTCCTGTAATTGCAGTACATTAACCAAGCAATTTGCCAACACTCCTTTGGCTTGTAAGTCTTTGGCAGCTATCTTATTTACCACTGGACCAATACATGCAACCAAGCCTAGTTGCTCAAAATCTTCTTTAGGAATAGTTCCAGTTAAACCCCAACGGATAGGAACATTGGAGAAAGGACCACTTAACAATGCTTTAAGTACGTCTGCTTTGGCTTGGTGAACTTCGTCAACAATGATTGCCACTAAGTCTTCGCTGAACTCTTCCAAGCTGATTGGGCTTTCGCCTTCTTTAAATCTCTTTTGTACACTGTTAAGACTTTGCCATGTACAAATAGTATGTGTCTTACCTAGTTCTTTTTTATCGCCAAAGTAAACACCAACGTCCAGGCCAAGTAATTCATAATCTTCTAATGTTTGCTTGACTAGGTCTTTGTTAGGAACAATGACCAATGTTCTACCATAACTTTCCACACTTTTACTCAATGTGGCAGTTGTAATTGTTTTACCGGCGCCTGTACTAATCTCTTGTACGCATTGTAGATTAGTTAAAAACTTGTTGATGGCATCAATCTGATAGTCACGTAGCAGTACTGGATTGCCTTCGTTAACGTGCCCTTTGGGCCAGATTGTTTGTTCATGTGTTGTTTCATTTACTTCAACAAACTTGAAGTCATGCTGTTGCCTTTGATCATCAATCTCAACTGAATAACCTTCATCAACAATTACTGGTAGAATCTTATCTAGTAAATTAAAAAAGCTGGCGCCGCCTAGTGTAAAGAAACCAACACAGCCATCCCAGCGTCCTAGTTTATAAGCTGGTGTATGCCTTGCATATGGCATGAAAAACTTCAATTCTTTTTCTAACCTGCGCCTAGTAGCTGTTTCTAATCCGCTAATTTTAATATTAACTTCATCTTTTATATGTATTGTACAAACTGTCATAGATGTAGTATAACATATTAGGCCACAAAAAAGCAACCTAATAGGTTGCCAATTTGTTCATTTCTTAAATTTACAATTATCATTATGCCATCGATTAATATTAGATAACACGGCTTCTTTTCCGCAATGAGCACACACAAAAGTTTGGCGTTTTATTCCTGTCATTCTTTCACTCATTTGTTTCTTCCAATCATCTGATTTTGGCATCTTACATCCTTTTAATGCACCTTGGCGAATTTTTTCTTTTGCTTCATCCGATACGACTCTGTTCTTCAGTGCTTCTTTTCTTTTTGCAATAGCTTCTGGTGAATATATCTCGTGTTCTTTTTTACCTCTTTTGGCAGAAGCACATTTTTCCATGATTGCAGGATCGCGTTTAACACCTTTTACTCGTCGACTAGTTGCTTGACGTTGGGCGATGCCGGCTGGGGTTTGAAGAAATTCTTTTTTCTTTTGAATCATTTTTTCTCTAAACTCTGGATCTGCCCATCTTTCTTTCGAGGCTGCTTTGCGTCTTTCTTTACCTTCTGGAGAGACGTTTTGTTTTTTCCCCCACTGCGGGTTTTCTGGTCCTCGTTTAAATTCTTTTAATTTACTTTTCTCTCCAATCTTACGTTTTGTTTCTTCTGAATGTTTTCTACCAAGAAATGTTCCACCTTCTCTTGCGTATTTTTCTTTGAGAAGTCTCGAATATTCTTTTCTGAAAATTTCGTACGTTCTACTGGAAATAGTATAGGTGTGGTGAACGCCTCTGACTTTAGTCGTCATTTTGTTGATGAACGTATTAAATGCAAATGCCATTTTACTATTATAAATGCCTGGAAATTTCATTTTCCATAATAATGCATGGGCAATATAATGTTCTCTGGCGGTGAGCTTTACTAAGTTACTCTTACTATCGTTACCCCCAAAACTTCTCGGAATTATATGATGCGTTTCTACATAACCTTCGATGGTACGATTTTTCGCTTTATATATTAATGCTTCGTACCATTTACTATATTTAGATTCTTTAAGTTCAACAGGCCATATAATTTTCATAAAGGTAATTATACACACTCGTCAATAAAAAAGCAACCTTTCGGTTGCTTAATTTAAAGTGATCGTATCAAACCATTCAGTAAAGTCTTGGCAGTTATTCATTGATAACGGAGTAAACTCTTTTGGACTATCTTCTAGTTTGATGAAATGCTCTGTTTTCAGTTCTTCGATATAGTTAAGAATTTCTTGCTTGTCAATTTCACAGATCCATTCGCTGAGTCCTGCTTCTGCACTTGAAATCTTAGACTTAAAATTTATCTTAACTTTCTTTTCTGCTTCCTTTACATCTACATCTTCGCCGATCCAGAAATACATAAACTCTTCTAGATATACCGGGCCTACTGCGTTTTGATAACTAGCAAGACGAGTGCGAACTTTGTCCAATGCCGCAATTCCAATCTTAAAGTGTCGAGGATCAGCGACCCCCGGACACTTTCGCAGATATAAAATATAATAGCGCATTACTTAACAGGATAAGTAGCTTCTGGTTGTGCCAACTTGAAGCCCTTAGTTTGATGCTTATTGTAAGTAAGCGCAAGGCCGCTGGTAACCACAACTGGGTGAGCACCCAAACTACCAAAGTGATTTTCAAACTGTTCCTTCAAACGAGTATGAACTTTTTCACTTTGTCCGTATACTTTCTTAAGAATGTTACCGAACTCTACGTCAAATGTAGAAGGAAGCATCTTACCAGTTTGCAATTCAGTTTGTTGGTACAAGCGAGCCATAGCTAGCATCATAATACCACGCACTTCTTCCTTAGGCCATGTATCACGATGAAACTTCAAACTGCGAGCCAAGTAAATACCTTTAATACCCGAGCTTGCTTGCACAAGGTCATAGGCACCATACAAATGTTCAATGTGACTAATATCGCCAGCTTTAGTGCTGGCACGTTTCACTTGGCAGTTGTTTGCATCAACAATGTTTTGAACCATAACAGGTTCTGCATGGCCGCACTCTACAGCAATCATGTGCTCATTGTAGCGATCCAGTTGACGCTTACCAGACTTGTTAATAGTAATCATACTGTTACCAGCATGGCTGATTAGAATCTTAGTGGCTTCGTCTAGACTATGTTCGTCATTGATGTTAGCTTCGGTATACCAAACAGGCATATGAGTCCATCCTTGGCGTTCGCAAACACGAGTAGTATGGTGGCCGTCCCACAGCAGATATTTTCCACTAACAGGATCTTTGACTGCACAAGGAACAATGATAGTATCTGCTTTAAACAGTGGTTCAATCTTTATAACGTGGTTAGGAATCACGTCACGCTGAAAGCGAGGATCAACAGCAATGTCATCCATATGTACCCATGTAAATTTAGGAACATTAAGTAGCTTGGGGTCAACAGAAAGTCGAGGCATAGGTGCTGGGCCCAAAACTGCGGCTACTGCTTCGCCGATATCTTTGTTTGGGATAATGCCGTTAGGATAATTATTAGCCATGGTCCGCAGGTCAATTGCGGAATCTTCCATGTCAAAAGGAACTGCATAGTTGCTAAGAAAATTCTTAATACGCTGTTCTTTTTGTTTAGTCTTGCTCATTTTGGTTTTTATTGTTCCCACTGTAAGACTCATTGCATTTACTTTTGCCATTTAAAAACTCCTGTTTTGTTTACTAAAAATATATTATAACACCAAAACCAATTTGTGTCAATTAGAAAGACTTAACTGCCATAACACCAATTGAATTCATATTGTTACCTGGAACTCCGCCGACATTAAACTGGCGTGCTACATTTACGTTTACACGGTCATAGCCCTTACCAATTACAGTATAACCTAGGACCAAGTCCATAGGTTTAACTTGTTGGCGAAGACTAATTGATTCTGTACCAACAATCGCCTTTGCATCTGCTCCATCACCATTGTCGGTAAACTCATAGCCAGTTACACCTGTGATAGTTGCCGAACCTTTTCGCACACTTACGGGACTAACCAATGTCAAACTCACAGCGTCTTTGTTTTGGAACACATTGTTCTTGGCCACAGCCAGTCTCCAGGTATCACTGCTAATACGATTACCGAGTTGAATCATCGAATCTGCCACACTTCCTGCACGAGTAACACCAAAGCCATATGCACCAGATACTGCAACGTCACCAAACTTACGTTCAGTTCCAAGCTGGAAATAGTTAGTAGAGCTGTTACCAAATGCCATTGCGCCCGAGCCAATGTTACCAAGGAAGCCTGACTTTTCTGTCATCGAACCAATCTGCACACTATAGCTGACGCCTTGTTCAGTATAGGAAACTTCAGTAGCCGTACCTGCTTGGCTCTGCATCATTTTAATGCTGTAATTTTCATTAACAGGAGTAGCAATTTCATTATAGCCTACTGGGCTCATTGCCAAGTAAGAACTAGACGCACGATAAGTCATTACAGGATTAACTGCTACTGCTCGAGTCATGTCCAATGTATAGTTACGATTGTAGCTGTCCAAGCCTTGAACGTTTTGAAGCACACTACTAGTCTTAAGGCTAATACTACCGCTAGACGCAACACCCGAAGCTGTCAAAGGAATAGCCGTAGCGTAACCTTTAAAATTAGCAATAGTCATCGTGCCTTGTGGCTGTGTAGCTTTGTCGAAGTTTACCATACCCCAACCATAAACTTCGTCAACACCTTTTGCACCCATGTCAGTTGCAGTGGTCTTGACCAAATGAACCAACTGTGCAGAACTAAGTTGTGGCCATGCTTGTTTGAGCAATGCAACACCGCCACTGACCACTGCGGCTGCTGGGCTAGTACCTGTTACTGCACCAATGCCGTCAGTGCCGCCTGACTTAATACCTGCGGCAGTTCTAGCCGCGTCTGGAACTGCGCCCCACATGCCAGTACCCGGTGCCACAACATAAAAGTCTTTAACATAGTATTTGTCATTGCAGATGTTGCCAGTAAAACTATTGCACAAGGTACCTGCTTGGTTGCTGGTTTTATTCATAGTCCAGCCACCTTTGCCATCACCAACCACGTTGCCTACAATCAGCACACGACCACCCATGAGCAAATTACCGTTGGCATCTGTTTGAGTTGCAAATGCCGCTGGCATCTGTGCATACTTTGTACCTGCATTACCTGATGATATGACAATCACTGACCTGGATGTTGCATTGGCAAATGCCGCTACATCTCTCATCGAGTTACCATACAGAAAACTTTTGCCGCCCGTCACTGCACTGTTATAATTGCTAGGAGCACGGAAAATACCAGGACTAACTTCTACCGTGGTTCTTTGAAAATTAGCGTCAAAGTTTGAACCTAAACTAAGATTGATAACGCTGGCACCTGCTCGCTCTGCCAGTGTCATACCCCTGTGAACTGCACTCATATTAATACCAGTACCAGCCAAGCCATTGGCCGAACTAATAGAACTATTTGCTTGGAACAACACTAGTTGAGCATCAGGAGCCACACCAACTGTGCCCCATCCATCTAGCTTGCCGGCGGCAATACTGGCCATTTGTGTACCATGCACACCCACTGCCTGCGCTGTCGAACCTGTATTAGTCAGGCTAATTACTTTGCCTTTGAGATCACTGTGATTAACATCAAACCCGTTATCAACAATACCAATGATAACACCTTTACCAGTGATACCACGTGCCCATGCCTGTGGAGCACCAACGGCGTTTAGAAATTTGATTTGAGTATCTGCTTCGCGATTAGCAAAAACTTGAGCTTGCACACTTACTGCCAAAGTGGAAACTGCCAGTGCTACAAGGGTGGGTTTGAATTTCATTTAAAGTCCTTATTGCTTAATATGTATGTATTATAGCACAATGCCCAATTAGTGTCAATTAATTGGGCATTGTTAGTTAATTATGCTTCTGCACGTTTCAAAATTGTTGTCTCTGCCAGCTTCTTCCAGTTAGTAGCACTCATCTTACGCAGGTCTGCAATCTTCAAAACTGTACGCAGGCTCAACTCACGCAAACGATTCTTCTGTTCCCATACATACTCTACGATTTCGTTTTCTGCACCATCTTCAAAATCATAACTGTTCAACATGCCGTCTTGTACGATTTGCTTAATACGCAGATACTTATCACGCTGGGTATCCATAGTCAGATCCAAATAGTGGCAACGTGACTCAAGTGCATCCAAGTGGTCGCGCAACTTCTTACTGCGAACATGCTCAAACTTAATGTTAGTGATGAAAATCACACTGCCTTTAAAATCGAAACGATCTGGCACACCTTCACGGCGCAACATATTGCTGTCAATGTTCCAAGAGATTGTACGCTTCTTAGAACTGTCCAAAGCAGCCTTAAGGATGTTCAGCGACAAGTCGTCCAGCAAAATGCTGTCACAGTCGTCAAACACCAGCACATTGCCTTCGTCTGCATACTGGAACAGTTTGCAATACAAGCCAATGGCACTCATTGCACCTTTAACAACTTCAAAACGATTCTTGCGTTGAGCCATTTTGTCAAACAAACTAGCCTGCTCAAGTACCTTCTCAACGCCAAAGGATTTACCTACGCCCGGAGGGCCACTAACAATCATAGCGCGAACTGCACCTGAAGTAGTACCTTCTGCCATTTGGTCCAAGATGTCAAAACGTTCACGAATGCGCTCAATGGCAGCTTCTTCTGTTTCTGTGTACACTTCTGGCTCTTTGGGTTTAACAATGCTGAGAACATTGTCATCGTTATTTGCACGAGTGCGCTCTGCATCTGTCATGTCTGCCATTGTTTGACCGCTCACAGTGATATCTTCCATGCTTTTAATTTTAACGCGAACACTCTTGCCTTTGTAGCCAAGAGTACCATTATCCTGAACTGTTACATACATACCTTTGGCGCCTGTTTTAATGTCAGATACCAAACGGAATGTTTCGTTTTTAACTTTAGTGCCACGGTACTCGCCAGCAAAAATTGTTACATTAGCCATCTAAAACTCCTGTTTTGTTAACTTAAAATGTATTATAACACTTATGCCAATTTGTGTCAATTAAGCGGTTTCAGTTTGTAATACCGAAGTATTAACTAATGTACCACCATATGCTTGTTGGAAGCAGAGTGCAACTGCTTCTAAGTAAAAGGTATAGATTTTGCCTTTAGGGGTAATCAACGTGAACTGCATTTGAACTCCTTTTACTACAATACAAGTATTATAGCAAAGGATCCAATTTGTGTCAATTAACCTAGGGTAGTGTCTTCCATGCCAGCGACTCTGAGTTTTGTAATGTTATTAATTTGAAATTGCTTTGCATCGATTGCTTTGAGCAGTCCCAAAAATTTGTTACGCACCATAGAAAATTCATTTATAAGTAACTGCCAATTGTATACTTCTGCATCACCATCAACATATCGTTCTGCGTCACGACTAGTCAATGCTCTGTTATAATTTTCTGTAAACTTACGAAAGCTTTCGCTTCGTTTTTTTCTTAACTGTATATTAAGATATTCTAGAATTGCTTCGATCTCTTGTAATTGGTTGAACCTATGCTCGACAATGCCGGGCATAAGTCTGCTATTCATCTCCAAGTTACCTTTGAGGCTAGTTTCTATCCTAGCACTCTGTAACTCGGATTCGAAATATGAAATAGCATCAGGCAACGTTGTGATGTCGCCCGATACTTGTCTATACCAATTACTCATTCGTCGTCGTAGTCTGAGTCGTAATTATCTTCTTCGTAGTCGTCGTCTTCGTCAATGATGTCATCGGCGGTATACAAATCTTTAATTACTGTGTCCAATGTGCTGTCGTTTCCAAGAAGTTCTTCGGCCACACTATCCATGTCGTAGTGATTTTCTAAACTACGCAGGAATGCACTAGCGGCATCATATCTTTCTTTTTTGTCAATATAAGTCTTAACACTTGTCCATGTATCAACAATCAAATTAACTTCTTCATCATGCAACATCTTCTTCCTCCTTAGATGATTCTCCTGTATTTACTCCGGCAGTCAAATCTCTAAGCATTATGTCTGCCATAACCTTGTCAAGCAATTCGTTGGTCCAACCCTTACGCATAGCCTTAAGAATTTCTCCATCTTTAGTTGTATAAAGATAACTATTGCCTTCACGCTTCAGGCTACCTTTTTCTTCCAACATATCAAACAAACCACTGTAAGGGCTCATACCTGTTGCATATGGAATTTGTACGTGAACTGTCTCAAAAGGTTTAGCATAACGAGTTTTCATAATCTTACAACTAGCACGGATACCGTTGACTGTTGTAGTCTTATTACCATCTTCGTCTAGTTTAAGTTTTAGCTTACGCATAGCAACTACAATAGAACTCGCATAGATAAAGCCCTGTCCACCTGAAATTTTGTCATCTGGGTCAAACATGTCCTGGCTAGCGTATGTGTGGTTAGTAGCCACTAAACCAATGTTTAAATTACCAAACATGTTTACACAGTTACGAACCAACGCTGTTAGTGCCTTAGGCTTACGGCCCATGTCACCTTTTAAGTCGCCTGCTTCAAACTGATTAACGTCTGTGGGAGTCAACAACATACCCAGACTGTCAACAACAAACAAGACTTTGGGACGATTATCCTCTGGCAATGCTTTGTAATCTGCTACGAACTTTGTAACTGTTTTAGCTACGTCATCAATCATAGCCATGTTAAGTTTCAACAATTTGCTTTCATCAGTGTCGACTCCAAGTGCGTGAAGCCATGCTTCGTCTAGAGCGTTTTCACTGTCAATAAGCACAACATAAATGCCCTGCTCTTGTGCGTGACGAATTAAGTTACCTGAACAGATATAACTTTTACCTGCGCCAGATTCGCCAGCGAACACAGTGACCTTACCCATTGGCACGCCTTTGAAAAAGTCGCCACTGATCAAATAGTTCAGTGTATAGTTACCTGTGCTGATCCAATCTGTGGGATCATTGAAACCGATACTAAGACCTTCAATGCTCTTAGTGATTTCTTTTCTAAATTTGCTTACGTCAAATGGTTTTGTCATTTTGATCTTCCTTTTGTTCTATTTTATATACTTCCAGCATCCTTGTCAATGGTTCCATTTGTTCTTGAAAGACTTCTGGTGATGCATCTGCTACACGTTTCATATCCCAACTGTTAGGGAAATGTCTAGCGATAGAATAAGCTTCACGTCTGACTTGTTTGGAAATCCTAGGATACTTTTTAGTATCGTGGGCAAGTTCTCGAAGGAACCTTTCTGCCCACATCACAGCACGATATCTTTCGTCTGGTAGTGTCATTTTATCTTCTCTACTGCATAGAAGAACCTGGGCGTACAATAACCATTTACCGGTTAGTTATCGCAGAGGCCCAAGCCGTATTACTTTTGTTGACGATTACGGATCATCGCAAGAATGTCGTTGACATTCTTTTTACCTTCTGGTGCAGGAGCGTTGTCTGTTTCAAAAGGTGCGTCATCTTCATCATCTGCTACCACAGTAGGCTTAGCCACTGGTACCGGACGAGCTGCCTGTGCAGGTGCTTTAAAGCTTGCTTCTGCCGCATCTACGTCATCTGCTACACCAGACGGAACCAAGTTACCAAGGTTTACACCTGCTGGCTTGAAGTATTGTCCCCAACGCTTAGGATCATACAACTCACCATCTACGCTGGCTTTGAACATGTCATAAATGACTTCAACTTCTTCTTTAGTCGGCTTCTTAGGCATAAAGTCATTTAGATTGTAAAGACCATACTTGGCAATTGCTTCAAGTTCTGTCTCATTAAGGCCACGCTCTTTGCGAGCAAAACTACTTGTGCTGTAGTCTGCATATTGACCCTTAGTTGTTTTTGTCAAACGGAAGTCTGTGCCGTTTTCGTAGTCTGTGAACAGACTTTCCATATCCGGATCCATCAACGCACCTTTAACAATGTTAAAGATACTTGGGTTGATAATCAATCTACGGATTGGATTCTCTGGCAATGTTTCTTCTGCCAAACTGCTTTGTACAACAAAGCCTTGGAAGACATAAGATTTTTTCTTCCAGTATTTACGACCTAGGTCTTCCAAAGACTTATCTTTGAACCAAGGACGAATCTCTGCGTGGATAGGGCAAGTTTCTTTCCACATTTCCATACATGGAACAGTAACTGTTACACGCTTGCTTTCATCGCCGCCTTTAACGCCACCGAACTCTAGTCGGATCATTTGGCGCTCACGCCATGGGAATGTGTTAGTGTCGTCACCATCTGGTAGGAAACGAAGAACTGCTGTGCTGTTTTCTGGGATGTTCCAAAACGGGAAAATTGCGTTGTCGCCTCCGCCGCCTTGTTTGTTACCGCTTGTACGGTTTTCTTGCTCTAGTAGTCGAGCGCGAATTTCTGCTAATGTTGCCATGATTTTTTCCTTATAAAATGCCAGGGTTTAAAAAGTTTGTTGCCTGGAACACAAGATACTCTCATCCTGTGAACGTATTGTAACACTCTATTGTGTGTTACGTCAACAGCAATTCTACCGTTTGGATGAATTGCTGTTGAATTTATTTAGTCTTTATTTCAATATTTCTTCTAGGGAGTATTTCTTCAAAGCACTTTCGAACATAGCGCCAATTTCAAAACGGCTATCTTCAAATGTTGCTGTTTGCTTACTACTCTTACCAATAATACTGCGAGTTAGATTTTCTACTGCCATTGGATCTAAATGACCTTTTGCCACGCCTTCTGCTACACGAGTTAATTGGTTTTTAATTGTGTCGTCTTCCAAAACAGGAAGTACCAAATTAATTAACTGTGACGTATTAACTGTTGGGCTTTCGTAAACAATCATACTTGTAAAATCTAAGTCTGGAATCGCACTTACAGCAATAGTAGAACTTTCTTCTACTTGCTGTTTTAATGAATCAAATGCCTGAGTTGCTTCCATTTTTGCTTGGTATTCTTTTAAGTAGCCATTTAGTTTTGGTAACATTGAGCCAATAGTTTCGTCAAATACGTTTTTAGTTAGTTTTTCTTTTAGTGCGTCCAGATCATTTTCATCTTGTTCGTGTACATCACTCATCAAGCGATCAGTGTTATAACGACCCAATAAATCTTTAATTTCATTTAAACGGCCAGTAACTGCAAACTGTACATCGTTGGCCTGTTCTTGTAAACCTTGACTTCTAATATAACGAGCAACTTGCATTAGTTGACTACGCTCTTCGCTTAGGCCGATAATCTTTTGTCCGACTTCATCATAAGGTGTACCACCTTCAGCAACGTGACGAGTCATTGTGCGAGCACCTGCCAAATGGATTTGTGGATAACGGAAGCGTTCACCTTGAGCGTTTTCAATAAACAATGCTCTGATGTTACGGCTTCTACTGCCCATTACTTCTTCGTTAACAGGCTTGCTGTGACGAATGATTAGTTTAGCGCCATCAGTTTGTTGATAGCTAGTTTTCATTGACCCTTGTACTGGGCTTAAACTTTCTTGTACTCTTGCCATGTTCTCTACATCCTTTGGTTCAATATTTTTACCTGTATAGGGCATTAAATCTACGCCCATAACGAATTTCTTTGCAATACCATTGCGTATGGTATTTTCTAATTTGTTTAATCTTTCGCGATCCGTATTATCACCATATTTGATTTTTATTACTCGTTCTTTTTCGTCGATGATAATTGTAAACTTTTCATCTGTACTATAAAAGTATCTTGCTTTTGTAGCAGTGGCAGTTTGTTTGCCACTTTTATCATTCATAGTAATGCTATAACCAAATCCTTTGAGTTGGTCAAACACTCTATCAGCTATAGTATTATAATCAATCGCCATGTATATATTTACCTATTTTAATTAAATTATTCCAATTGGCATAGGAGCAATAAAATCGCCACTGCCGCGCTCTACTAGCTTGTTATACGTTTGCTCATCGTATTTCATTAAATGCTCAATGAGTCTAACTGCTAGAATTGTACCCATAACCAAGTCATCTGTTTCGCCTTCTTTGGCAGCAAAGCTAGCACCATGAGCAACAAAGGTTTTTAGTTCTTGTATTAAATTCTTGCTCTTTGGAGTCATTTTACCGCTTTCGATATAATACTTTAACTTAGTACATGCGGCAAGTTTACTTTTATTTGTCGTATTAAAGCCACGACGTTTGCCTCCTGGTTCGCTGATAAAGTATCCAGGAATACGTTCTTCTCCATACTCTGTAATAGCAACCAATGCAGCTTCCCCCAGTGTATTGTTTTCCACGCTCCAATAAATTTGGTCATTGGCGACGCCATTTTCACGCAGATATTCTAGTATAGTTATAAGCATACGCAACTGGCCGCGCACATCTGTTTTATTGTGCTGCCATTCTGCTACTTGCACAAGATCTGGTAATCTAAAAATTTCAATGGCTGCTGGATCGCTGCCTGTACCTAAACTAGGATCCCATGCAACAACATACATATTATCTGTCATAATACGGTCATAGATTCGTATTTGTCCGATTTTATTAATAGGATCTATGCCAGTCATGCCAGTTAACATCATACTGCTAACCAATGTCTCATCTGCGGTAATGAATATACATTCATGCTCTCGGAGGAAACGTTCTTCGCCGATTTTACTACGCTCAGTGTCGCCCCATTTTTCATCTCTATCTGGATGGTCACTCCATATATAGGATATACTGGCAAAGCCATTCTTACCTACATTACTTGGGTTGCCAAAAGCATCTGTCTTTTTATTGGCTTCATTCCAAATTTGTGCGAATTGGTCATTGTCTTGGTTAGGTGTGCTTGTGATAATACACTTACCACCTGTTGCTAGCGTCGGACTCAATGCTGTCCAAAACTCTTTGGCAATGCGAGGTGGAACGAAGGCAAACTCGTCTAAGTATACCAGCGTGATAGACATACCACGACCAGTATTTTCTGTTGTTGTGGCACTGACAATACGTGACCCGTTATCAAAGTCTATGCTACCTTTGTTATAGCTAGTAGCACCTGCTTTGATCCATTCAGGCAAGTTCTCATACATGAAACGAACACGTTGCATAATTTCTTGAGAACCAGTATATTTGTGTGCGGCAATTAGAATTGTACTGTCTGGCACGAACATAGCGTACCATAGCAAGTAACCTGCGGCACAAGTTGATTTACCCATCTGTCTACCAAGCATGTTAATGCTATAACGATTTTCATGATAGCATTTAATTAAGTCTACTTGATAATCGTACAAATGAAACCTGACACGGCCTTTTGTTGGGTGTTGCACCCACATGTACTCTTGAATAAAATACACAGGATCAGTAGCAGATTTTACAATCTCTGTTATCTGATGCTCTGTGTAATTTTCTTTTTTATAGGCTTGTTTAACTAAAACCGGGGTGCCGCTCATTTGCCTGCTTTAAATTTTTTGTAAGCTTCCATCATTGCCTGTTCGCCTAATGGATTATCACCTTGTCCAGATGGCTTGTTCATTGCACTGCCTGGCTTACCAGCTCCTGTGCCTTTCATACCCCAGTCACGGATATCGCCATAGGCTTTTGGATCACGCTCTTTAGTTTGAGCAGGAGTATTGCCCCATTCTTCTTCTACTTCTTGCTTAGGAGCTTTAGCTTGTTCTTCTTGTGGTGCAGCCGTTTTAGTTACTTCGGCATCTTTGTTAACACCAGCTAGCTTCATGATGTGAATAATCTCATCAGGCATGTCTGTTGTCATTTGTAAATTGTTTTCACCATTTTGAATACTTAATGTATACTTTGCTTTTAAACCAGCATCACTAGTTGATGTATCCATGCCCATTACTTGAGCAGGTACACCCATGCCAGGTGCTTCCGTACCAGTTACTGACATCGGACTCATGTCGGCATATTCTTCGCCACACTCTGTGATGCCTGCAAGTTTACGCATTGCTGATAATGAATCAGTTTCTTTAACTTCTTCTTTGTCTTTAAGAGCATCTGACATAGGCTCTGTTTTATTACCATCGTCATCTGCATCGATGAAATCTGGCTTTTTAGCTTCTTCGACTGCACAGTCACCTTCGTGAGCTTTGCCACAGTCTGTGCATTTTTCTTCTTCAGCTTCAGTGACTGCGCCTTGCATGCCACCGATTGCGTTTAATTTGCTCATTAGTCTTGCTAAATCCATGATTAGTTTCCTTTACCCGCTGGGGCTGTAAATGTTCGCACCGGACTCTTTTTATTAGTCGCTTTGCTGTCACCTATTTCAGGCTCAGTTGCAGGAACATCTGGATCCTTGATAACCTTAGGTGCTTTAGTTTCTTTTTTGCGTTCGTCGCTTAATTTTTTCAATTCTTTTAAGAACTTAGTATTGTACTTGTCGCCATAAAGATCTTCTGCTTTAACGTCAGACTTTTCGCTCTTGTCATAGTCAGTGCCAATCTTAGCTTTATATTCTTCGTCTTTAACTTTAAACTTTTCTGCTTCTTCGTCGTTCTGTGCTTCAATCTCACGTGGCTCATTGGCCATACGAACAACAACAAGTCCTTCATTGATGTTTAACAGTTTTGCTAGTTCTTGCTTTAGCATTTCTGGACTAACTGGCAAATTGGATGTGAAGTCAATGATATAAACTTCCGCCATATCCAAGTTAGGAAAGTCTAAAGGACGTCTCATTAGTATTGTTTTACTAGGACGAGTAATTTTTTCTGCATCATATTTTTCTAGATGCTTTTCAATTTTGTCGCAAAGTTCATCAGTACATTCGCAGGCTAATTTAATGCGAACATCGTGTTTTTGCTGTAATGTTTCTATGTATTCTAATAGAGTCTTCATTGTAATCTCCGATACATTATTTATCAATTCATTTGTTCTTTAAGTTCTGATTGATTAAGTTAAGGATAGCATTACGGTCTGTGGTAAGTTCTGTGGGCTTATCTCCGTCTCCGGTGTCATCTTTGCCCAAGTCCTTTTGCAATTTTGCTAGTTTTAACTGTAGTTCAATCATCTTAAGCTTCTTGTCTAGCTTAGTTGTTTTTGCTGTAATAGCATTGCCCATCATAGTACTAGCAACTTCGAATATTTTGCCGGCATTTCTGTCATCAACATTGAATCCCAAATCCATTAATCTAGCAAATTGTTCCATGGCTTGATTGGCGTAATCATCTAATGCATGATCTTCTGTTTCCAATCCTTTGACTTGCGGCAATGCTTCATCTATTTTAGCAGCAACACTGAGTTGGTCTTTGATTTTAGTTAATGCATCTGACATTGGCACTATTTCAGCAACGGGTAATAACTGCTGATCTTCAGCTACGCTGTCATTACGATCCGGTTCTATAGAATCTACATTAAAAAAATCTTCTAACTTTTTAGTCATCTTCTTTTTGCTCTTGTTGTTTTGGGTTTGCTTTTTGCTCCCCAGTTATTGTATATATCTTCTTCAGTGAGTATTCTAAACTTCATTCCATGTCGTTGGCACCATGCTCTAGCGGCTTCCCATTTTGCCATGTTTAATACTACTGCGGCTTTTTCTTGCTGTGTTTTAGCCATTTCAAGCACTGCTTGATTGCGTGGTTTGACTTCAATCACTTCACTGATTTTATTACCGTTTTTGTCTTGGTAAGTTATAAGAAAGTCGGGCACATAAAACGTTTCCTTGCCTGTAAAAGGATTACGATATGGCACTCGCAGGCTTTCGCTGGCCCATGCTATAACCGCAGGATGGTTGTCGCAGAAACGCATTACTGTTAATTCCCAGCCGCTTCTATATTTGGGACGATTGCTGCCTATATACTTGCTTGGGTTTTCTGGTGCAAAATACCCTTGACTATAATTATTAGCCATTAAGCCACCTGCTGTAATATTGCAGGCGGTATGTATTCTCTGTCCATGTAACCAATTTGACTGCTATTTGTTCTTGCTTTATTCAGTGCATCATAAATTTCATTATCAAATCTAATACCATTGCTGTCCACATGTTGTAGCACATGATTTACACTGAAGCCATATTGTTCAGTAACATCATACAACACTTTTGCCAAACCTTTGGCGTGTGTTGGTGTAAAATTTAAATGTAGCAATCTACCGTATATTATATCGTATTTGTTTGTTTCTAATGACATTATACGCCACCTCTAGTTCCGCGATCTCTGCCACCAATAGCATTATTAGCTCTAGCATTGGCGATAGCACTTGCTTCTTTAAATGACAATCCATTTAAAGAAGCAGCTGGAAGATTAACTGCTGTCTCAGATGCTTTGATTTGATCTTGTGCCATTTTTTGATTTAAGGCTACTTGATCTTGTGCTTGTTTTATAAATGCCTGGGCATTTGGATTACTTGCTGTTTGCTGTTGTGTTTTTTCTGACTTTTGAGCTCCAGCTGTTTTGCCATCGTCGTAGGTCACGCTTTCGTATCTAAAACCAATTTGCCAAGTTACTGCTTCGCTGGCGCTGTAATCTATAGTATCATGCTGTACGTCAACTATTTTTGGACGCCACAATGTTATTGTTCTTGTATTATCAGAACCATAGAATTGTGTTATCTCAATCTTATCTATTGGAGCATCTTTTCCGGTGTCTAATAATTTAACACCAAAAGGAGTATCACCAAAACCAGTACGAAAACTTTCTTTGGCAGGTTGAAAACTGTTACTGATAATGCCCATGTATGCTTTGATGAAATTCATAAACCTATTATCTAATGTATCTGTAAATGAAATACTAACAGGTTCAAAATTTATTCTTGTAGGTACGTGATGTCTTATATTCCACGAATTTGCAACTTCTGTTTCAACACTATATTTCGGTAGCTCAACCGATCTTATGCAATCAAATATTAATCGTGCCGGACCCTGCAACGCTGGGGCCTTGGCCGTAGGAGCTTGATATTGACTACTAAAGAATTCTACTTTAAAATGATACTTTAGGCGAGCAGCTTTTTGCTCGCCTAATAAACCGTACCATTTCTGTGCGTCAGTTAATGCCGCCATTTACTACCTTTAAATTGCGCTGTTGCCTGCGCCAATTGCCATAACGCCAGTAGTTAAGCCGCCTGTTGTAGTAGCGGACTCAACTTGAGTGTCATGGATATCAGCAGCATCAAAGCGGATTTGCAATGTGATAGTCATTACGTCACTTGTAGAATAGTTGTTCTCACCATAGTTAGCATTTTGAATAAAGCATCCGTTCATGCTCCATGTCTCAATTACTACGCCTGGCTGACTTCCGTCTAATTGTTCAATTACAAGACCAAACTTATAATCACGGCCGGCTACTGGAGCACTTTGTTGTCCTTGATTAAGTTGTTTTTGCAATTGGCTGGCTACGTGCTTGGTTACTGTACCATTGATATCATCACGTAATGTCAATGTAACTGGTTCCCATGTATGCTTGCCAGCAAGATAAGCCTTGCTGTTGTATGCATCTAATGTAATTTCGTCGTGCGTTATGCTTGGTCTAGTTACACTTACTACGTTTTGAGTAAGTGCAACTGTTGTGCCGCCTTCGCGACCAAAGTTATAAGCAATAACTCTGAATCGATATTGAAGTTTCGGCATAACCATAGCGTTATCACCGCCTAGGCCTGCTGTAGGAACTCCAAATTTTGTTAAATCTGCCATGTGTATTCTCCTTGGGCTATGTTATTTATCAGGCTGATAACTCGCCGGTGTTGACTACACGAATTGGAATGTAGATAAATTCAGCCGCTTTAACTGGCTCAATAGCTACATCAATGTATAATTCGTTTCTGTCAATCTTGGCAGGTGTGTTGTTTGTTTCGTCACAAACAACGATGTAATCATAAATTGCTCGTTTGCCAAGCAAGTCAGACAAGAAGCCATCGAATACTTGTTTAGCATTAGCACGAGTAATTCTATCATTAGGTTCAAAGATAAATGGTCTTGCTAAAGGATCAAAACGTTCACGCAAGTATGCAATTAAACGAGCAACGTTTACGCGATCTAGTGCGCTGGCAAAACTTTGTAGTGTACGCTGACCGAACACATATAAACCTTGTCCTGGGAAACGTGCGATTGGGTTAATACCAACTCTGCTACCATCACCATACAATGTGTCACGTTGGCCGTTTGTTAGTGCTACTGGAATAAATTCACCTTCGTTGTTAATGTAACCAACGTTACTTGCGTTTGTTACGACACCACGTGTTAAACCAGCCGGTGCAAACCAAGGATAAGCAACTTGGTCGTTGTACGCCATTGTGCGTAATACGATATGACTTGCAGGGACAACAACATCGTTGCCATTTAAATCGCTAGTAATACCGCTTGGATAGTAAGCTGCTGCTGTATTAGTTGCAGTAATAATACCAGCTTCGCCGTTAACTGTTGCATTGTTACCTGTCATCCAGTTAATTAGTTCTTGACCTTGTGGACGTAAACGGAATGGTGTATCAACGATAATGAAACCAGTTTCTTTACGATCTGTGTTCAATGAAACCATTTCGTCTAATAGTTCAGGATAACCAGGAGCAGCAATCAATGTAAAGAAAGTTGTTTCTTCACGAATCTGTGTGTTTGAATTCACAGCCGCTTGCATTGCTTTAACTACTGCTTGACGCTGTGCCTTACGTAACATGAATGGACGACCGTCTGTCATGTTGCCGCTGTATGTGTTCCATACATCATTTGTGGCATCATAACGCTTGACGTTACCTGTGCTTACCATGCTATTCCATAAGATAATGCCATCTGGATATAGTAACGGATCTGGAGCTTCATTATCTACTGGTGTTGCGCCGCCGTTGTTACTTGTATCAGATGCCACGTTAGTTAGGTCAGCAAACACAACACCGTTTGGTGTAGTTTGATCTGCTACGTCGCGCTCTACCCATGTTGAACCGTCGAATTGTTGGATACGAGGATAATTCTCTACATCGCTACTATCAATCCAAACGTCGCCTGCTGCTGGAGAGCTAGGTGAAGTAGAATCAATGGTAATATTAGCAGTAAGTGGTTCCCAGTTGCCATTTGATTTAATATACAAGTCTGCCATTAAATCAGTGTTATACCATAATGCACCGTCTGCTGTTTCGCCACGTGGTGCGTCTATACCGGCTTGTTCATCTAAAGATGTCCAATTAGAACCATCATATATTCTTAGTGCAATATTAGCAGAACCAGCACTAACTCTTGCGTAAATTTTTCCAGCTGATAGTGCAGCACCAAAGCCTGTAGTTGCAGCAGAATCTGATGCATAGCTAGAAACGCTTTGTGTTACCCATGGACTCTTAGCAGGTAAATTGCCAGCTACATACTTTTTAACAATAACTTTCAAACCATTATTTGGATTTGTTGTTTTGATCCATAAATCGCCAGCTGCTGTTGACGTAGGTATAGTGTAGTGTGGGCTAGCGAATACTGTTTTGCTTAATGCAACGTTGGTACAAATTACCCAGCTTCCGCTTACTTTTTTGTAAATTTGATAACTAGCAACTACACTAGTAGCTACTATTGCATAATCACCATTTGAACCTACTGAAGCATCAGGAAGCAGGCCTGCTCCATTAGCAGTGTCTGATGGATCAGTGATTATTGTTAAAGATTGTTCTTCCCAGTTTGAAGAACCAGAAGCAGTAGCTTCGAAAAGTCCCATAGAACTTGATGTTAAATCAAACCAAAATGTTCCATTAGCAGGAGCACCGGATGGCTCAACTATAGTTGGTTCTAATTGTGCTAGATCGATATCAGCACGAAGAACGTATGCTCTATTAGCAATGCCTAAATAACTGTAAGCGGCTAATAAACCATATTCGTTTGTTTCTGCTCCGTGTATAGGCGTACCATCGACAACGCTGAATTGTGGTTGACCAAAAAGTTCTACTAACTCTCTTTGACTAGTTAATAGATAAGGTTTAGCAGCATTCGCTGGTTTTGTGCCTTCTGCATAACCAGACGCACTGACATTTGATTTGTTTGTTTCTGTAGCTAGAATAATTAACGGTACAGTGCCTTGTCCGGCTGAGCCATATTGGCTTTCATCTGTAACGCTAACTGCTACACCTGGGGATACTAAAGTAGCCATGTTTTCTCCTTAAACGGTTATGTATATTTATACGTTCTCGGAGAAACCAGGCTATTTAGCGGAATTCATATTTTCACTGGTTCAGGTTGCACCACTGTTTCTACTTGACTAAACAGTGAATCCAATGTAGAATTGTTATCTAAGACATAGTCAAACTTAGTTCCAACCCATGCAGTTTCACTGGCATGAACGCCTAATGCCTTGAGCTTTTCGGCGGCGAATAAATCTCCGTCATTTGCTTTGGCGGCCATAATATGCCAGCTAGGCAATTCGCCTCTGTTAACACAGATAATACTGCCGCCTGCTTGTTTGATACTAGCAATTTCGTTAGGAAAACGACAATCACTGATAACAATATTATCTTTACTTCTGCGTAATTTGTTTTCTACACTAGCAATCCAGATATCGTCGTGAAAGCCTTTTCTGCATACCTCTGTGCCCCAATACTGTAATACCCATCTAGGAGTTAAAGTAGGTATGCCTAGCCTGTTTGCCCACCACGGATCAACTTGTTCCCGCCATTCACGTGCTTCTTTTGTACGACCTTCGAGCATAACTCTATCCCACCCGAATACTGCGGCTACTGCATCCTTTAATGTATTAGCAAAACTTTCACGGCGAAAGCCATGTACGTTTACTAGATAGTCTGCAATAGTATCTTTGCCGCTGCCAATAAAACCACATACACCAATAATCATTTTAATGTCTCCTCTAGCCACACTTTACAATCTTCCCAGTTTTTGTACATATGAGCTCTTCCGCCTGCGCGAATCCATTCTTCGCAGTTACTGGGTCTATCGTCAATCAAAATATCTCCTGGTTCGCATCTTACCCACTTGTCATGACTATATGGTCCAAGGAAAACAGGGATATGCGGAAAGTGGTCATGCGCCCACCATACTTTGTCTTGCACTGCCCATGGTACATCGTTCTTATGAGGCAATGCGCTTAAAAAGAATAAACCAGAGTCTGTTCGTCTACAGTATTGTGTGACCCAATCAACTAGTTCATTGGCTCCTGGTTTAAGTGGGAGATGGCGATACATTCTTTGATTGTCTTTAAGACGTCGCCATTCGGTGTCTGGGAGAATTTGTGACCAATCCCAACTTGGTCTTTTTAGATATTCGCGAGCTGCCTTCATCCAGTCAGCAACTACGTCATCCATGTCAAGGTAAATGTTCATACTACTAGTATATAGCAGTACTTTCTATTTGTCAATGGGTTTTTCGCCAGTCAATGAAGGTCTAGCAAACCATAATTTAAACCATTCATCTGTACCAGGTCGAATATTATGCTTACGCTGGTACTCTCCTTTTTCTGTGCCGATTTCTCCTGTGACTGGACTTTGTGCTTGCTTATCGACACCTGCAAGTACTCTGAGTTTTGCTAGATCATCCAATGATGAATCCTCCGTAGCCGCCGCCGTCTACATAATTCTTTAAATCTTCTTCGAGTTTTTCCAGGTCTGCTGCCGCTTCGCTTTTCAGTGCATCACCGTTTAAGCTTGTTCCGCCTTGCGGGCCAGCGATAGTAGCAAACTTGGCACGAGCTTCGCCTAACATAAATTTGGCTTTGGCAAAGGCATAGTCCTTTAACCATGGACCGGCATATGGATCTATTAGCAAATCTTCGTCATCGCGTTCAACCCAGCACCACGCAAATACTGTATCTTCGGCTCTAAACTTACGATGTAACAAAATCTTTTTATCGTTTTGGCTAAATGTAAATGTTACATAACCACCAAACATACGAGCCATTAATTCACGACGTCCTGAATATAACTCATAATTCATCAATCCAGCAAAGCTAGAAGATTGCTGTAATAACATATTGTTAAGGTACATAGCGTTGAACGGTTCAAAGTCAACGCCTGTCTGGCTAATACCCATTGTACCAGTTTGACGAAGCATTACTTCCCTAACCAATTGTACATTCAATGGCAATTGATATTCTTGCTGTTCTGCTTTAATATCTATAGGGATAAATTTTTCCGCTACTGCTCGACTACTACGCTGTCTATATTTGCGTAAGGACTGATTAATAGCCAAGTCATAATGTGCAGAATCTAATTCTACATCAACCATTCCTCCGCCAAGTCTAAGTTCTATGTCCTTGGTAATTTCGTCTTTAATACTCATAAAAAATCTCCCGCTATGTATATTTAGCGGGAGATTTTGGTTTTGTTATTTAAAAAAGCAAACAACCTAAAGGTATACCAAATTGCCTGTCCTGACTTGCTGATTTTGCAGAATTTAAAGGAACTTTTTGTGACAGCCTTGCTGTATTATTGTTAGAAGGATACCAATTTACATACAAATAAATCCACGATCCTGCATAGGGTTGGTTATACCAATCGGCAAAATTAAAGTTTTGTGCAGTGCCATCTCCGCCGTTGTTATGTCCTGTATTTGCCCATTTAACAATATGTGCAGGATTATCTAATGTATTGAGAAATAATTCAACTGCTTTATGCAGTCTATTTTCCAGCACAGGATCTATTGCAACACCAGCTAGTTTAGCCAAATACATAGATGTCATGATTTCGTTGAGCGAGGAATAATGATACCACATAGCTCTATTTCCACGGGTTGTTCTATCTCTAATGGAACCGTCTTCGTTGACTAGCAGTAAAATATCCTGCATTAATCTACGAACCAATGGAGTAGTTGCCGCAACGCCGGATTTATCAGTAATACGCCGTATTTCCCAATGGTATCTTCCCATTCCTAGTCCAAAAAATACATTGTCGGGATTTGGTGTATTTTCATCCCAAAAATCTAACCAACTCATAATTTTGGCATGTTTAGTTGGCTCATTTTCTTTGGCCCAGTCCGATATAAGACTGTAAGAAGGTCTAATAGATTCCACCATCTCCATGATAAAGTTATTGTCTTGAATGGCACTCAAATCATTGCCATTTGGATCAACCCATTGGGTACAAGTACTATCCCAGCCTGTTGTGGGATTCCAGCAAAGCCTGCTACCTTTAAATGCGTCTGCTACTGCCCAGCGATGAAGATTCGATACCAATGTAGATTTTAAAGCCGCATCATTTTTCTCTTTTGCAACTGCCGAAAAGTTAGAAAAAGCAATTACAAAATTTTGACTTGATTCTGCGCCCGGAACACTTTTAGAATTATACCAGTTACTATTCAGGCCCGAGAAATTATATACGGGTTCTGCATTTAATAGTGTTAAAGGATTTTGTACTTGACAACTAATTGTATCTGCATTTATAATAGGCGGAGGGTCATTAGGCGCTGTTGCCTTATTATTGCCGCTGCCTCCACAAGCAGTTAGCGAACATCCGGTTAATAATGAAATAAGAACTGTGGCAATTAATTGTGTTTTCATTTGTAAACCTTTAACAAGACGATATCAGTACTTATACGGCCATTAAGTTTGATTTCTGTAGCTTTAATACCTTTAAACCATTTCTTAGCGGCCGGCTTGCCGTTAGCACTAAACTCTTTAAGTTGATCTTTGGGCTTACGCAATGTCTTTTGTACACTTGCATTAGCATCAAAACCTACAATAGCACTATTCTTAACTGTCAATGCGCCTGCATATTGATCTGCAATGTAGATACCCAGCTTACGTGTCTTTGTGTTATACACCCAAAGTTCTTGCGCCGTGAGAATTGTAGTTGGGTCCGCACTTTTGAGACTAAGTTCTTTAAACTCTTTTGCGTACTTCAACTTGGCTACAACTTTTTCAGGTGTAACTGCTTTCTTTTTACGCGGAGCCTTGCTGGCTTTTTTAACTACGTTGTAGCTGTTAGCGTCTGCCAAAGCCTGTGTCCACCATTTGATAATGGTATTGACTTGGCGCTTGCCTAGATGCTTATATGCTTCCAATACCTGCGGATCTTTGCTAGAGTTAACTTCTTCAAACTCTGCAATCTTTTTGTTAATAAACTCTTGTACTGTTTTAACCTGTACGGCAGGAACGTTCATCGAAGTCATCAATTCGACTAGCTTGGGTTCGCCTTTGAACTCAGCCATAAAGTCATCAAAACGACCTTCGAGTTCTCCCAGGAATTCTGCTGTCTTTTCAGCCATACGTTCTTGGATATTGAACTTTGGCTTGTCATCTACAACGACTTCGGCGACTTGATTACTAGTGTCAATGCCAACGTCTGCTTGTTTAAGCTGTTTAACAAGAGTACGAAGTGTACCGAATCGCAATGCGAGTCCAACTCGGCCTGCTCTTAGCGCAAAACCAACTGTGGGGCCTGGCCAAATGTCTCCACGCTTGACTGCTTCTGCTAATTTTTGGCGGCGTGGATTACGTGCAAGGAATTGAACTAGCCATTCTGCACTTTTCTTTTTATCCTGTGTATGTGCATACCAATTCAGTGAACGCAGGATCTGTGTTTTATACTCGCTGGCAGTCCAAGCCTGTTGTTCTTCTACGCTGGGGTAAGTTGGTTCTTCGCCCACATACTTAGAATCAACTTCTCGATAGGCAACGGTTTTAGCAGGCGGTTCAAAACGCCAAGCCAATTTATCCGAGCTTGCTTGTTTAACGGGTCTTTTTGTAGCCATGTTTACTCCTAGGTAAAATGTAATTATATGCTAACTTCTATTTTGTGTCAATTTCAAATGCGCGGCGCACCAAAAGTTCTTGCTTTGAAAAGGCATCTATTTCCCATGGCATGTCCAAATACTTGGTTTTTTTGGTATACCTTTTGCCTTTCCAATATCTTACATCGCCGCGGTCGAAACGCATAATACCTTTGGCCAGCTGCCTTACGTGTACCATTTCGTGTGCTAAAGTAGTAGCCATTTCTATTAAAGCCATTGGGGTGATTCTTTTGGGCGCCCTGATCAACACTAGCATACAATCAGCGAACTCAATGTTCATAGTAGAGCCTTGGAACTCTTTTTCCAAATCTTTTGTGACTTTTACTAGAACTGCTCGTTTACTGTTAGTCAACCCAAGTTGTTCAATAAACGAAGGCATCAGTGATTCCAAAAACTTTTGTATTTTTTGGCTAGTTGCTTCGACTTTATATTCCATTCTGGACCTTTTTACTGTCTATAAGTGTATTATATTACCAAAACCAATTTGTGTCAATAAAAAACCCGCCGAAGCGGGTTTGTAATACTTTTGTTTTTATTAGTCGTTCCAGACTAGATTGCCGCCTACAATGCTGGCATTGTAAACTTGAACATCACTTAGTCCCCAGGAGTTAATGTTGACTTGTAAATTGTTGCCATTCCAATCCTGGCCTGCGGCAACTTGCACTCTGGTAAATCCACCTGCTGTAGTATTGTCAGGGTATGAATTATCATCGGTCCATACTCCGCCGTTTACAATCGATACTGCTGTGGCAACACCTGAGTTAGATGCTGTAACGCGAACTCTTAATGGTGTAGCAAAAGAAGCATGACGGAATTCAAATTCGTCACCCACGTCATTGGCAGTTCCTCCGGAACGTACAGAAATACTTGTCACTGTTTCGTCACTGATAAATTCAGCGATGTCATCGCCCAAACTAGGGATAGTGCCGGATATTGAGCCAGCAACTGCACCTGGGATAGATGATACTCTAGCGGCAAATGTAAAGATGTTACCGTCTGGTACGCCTACCATATATAAGTCTGTTTTTAACTGTAGTGCTCTAACTGCTTTAGAATACAAGCTATCACTTGCTGTGTAGTTTGTTTCAATATCTGTGCCTATATCAACTACGAAATATGCCAATTCTGGAGTTCCTAATGTGTTCGCAGGGAAAACTTTTACCCAGTTATCTGTAATAGTCATGATAAAATCCTTTAAAGTGTATTGTAACTATTTATACGAAACACAGTAATTTAAAAGATAGCCAAAGAAAAACTTTAGGTAAATAGTACATTATGCCAAGACTAAGCCTGTGGAAATCCGAAAAAACCAACGACTACCATTTCATGGATAGACTTATCCGCGAACAATTTATGGTAGGCGGGACTGGCGTGTTAGTACACAAATATTTACAACCAGCAGATCAGGGCGCCAGTACTGATCCAACCAAGCCTAACTACAAGGCCGACGACGTACTCAACGAAACTAAAATTCAAGACTTATTGTTCTTAGAGAATCGTGATAGGATTTATGATCCAGACGTCTATGAACTTCGAGGAGTTTATAACGTAGGAGATCAAGACTTTGACCTAACTCAGTTTGGATTGTTTCTAAGTGCTGACACTATTTTTATCAGTTTACATACCAATGACATGGTTGAACGCATGGGTAGAAAACTAATGGCAGGTGATGTCATTGAACTACCACATATTAGAGACGACCTATTGTTAGATCAAAGCAAACCAGCTGTAAATAAATTTTATGTTGTTCAAGATGCTAGTCGTGCCGCTGAAGGTTTTAGTCAAACTTGGTATCCACACATCTGGCGCATTAAAGCAAGTCCGATGACAGATGCTCAAGAGTACAGAGATATTTTACAAAACAAAGCCAATGACTATGGCAACGATACATTAAAAGATGCGTTAAGTACATATCAAAAAGAATTAGAAATATCTAATGCTATTGTTGCTCGAGGTGAACAGCTATCTCCCAACATATTAGATAATACAGCCAATACAGACGGATTACAAGATACTAGTAAGAATTATCAGCGCGATGCAAATCCAACATATGATCATGGTGAAGCATTAAATGAAGGATTGAGTTTCCCTCTAAATCCACATCAAGGAGATTTCTTCTTACGCACTGACTATCAACCGCCTGCAATGTTTGCTTATCGTGGCACTCGTTGGCAACGAATCAATACACCAAACGGTCCAGTTGATCTGCGAGACAAAGTTCTCAACGGTGCTGGATTTATTAATAATGATAACATAACTGTTGTAGGCGGTAAGGAAATGCCAGAACGTCAAGCATTAAGTCAAGTAGTTAAACCCAAGGCAGATTAACCATGCAATATTTTTACGATGAACAAATAAGAAAATACTTACTGCAAT